TTTCAGATTCAAACCAATGGACAGATCACCAGACTACGAGTCAGCACAACCAAAGCTTATCTTCGACATCAAACAAGTCAAGAAGCTCCACAAGTGGAGTAAGCACACGGACGTAAAGACTTACCTAGCTTGGAAACAAAGCATCGGACTCATTGAGAACGATCACATATCCTTTCACAATCTATATGACGAGATCTTCATCTACAACAGACCACTCACCCACCAAATCAAGGAAGGAGAGGCTCCATTCTGGAAAGACGACAGACCAGTCCCTTACCAATGGAACACTCTACACGTACGCTCACATGTCGTGGCTCATCACGAACCAGACAAGCTAAGAGGAGTATTCGGAGCAACGAAACTTCTACTTCAAACAGAGCAACCCTTCATCTGGCCCTTACAGGCTAGTTACTTGAACACAGACGCAGGGCGTCTACTATGGGGAAGAGAAATGAGCAAAGGAGGATGGCGAAAGCTATTTTCAGAGATATACGCACACGGACCACCGAGCACAATCGCCGGAATGGACTGGAGTCAATTCGACAAACGACTACTTCACCAACTTATCCGTATCGTCCACAACATCTGGAGAAGCTACTTCGACTTCACCCGCTATGAACCAACATCACAATATCCACATGCAAATCCAAAAGATTCAAACAGAATCGAAAGGCTATGGGAATGGATGTGTAACGCAATCACCGACACACCTATTCTTCTACCCAATGGGGAGCTATGGAAATGGAGATGGAATGGGTTCGGCTCAGGATACCAACAGACCCAACTTATGGACAGTTTCGCAAATGCAATCATGATATATACATGTCTGATCGCACTCGGCGTCGACGTACGCAACGAATTGTTCTGGGCACGCTTCCAAGGAGACGACTCAATAGTCGCTTTCTTTGAGCAGATGTTCGTTATCTATGGCAACGACTTCCTAATCATGTTTTCAGCAGTAGCAGAGAAATACTTCAACGCGAAACTCAACGTGAAGAAGTCATTCATACTTGGCAACGCACACAAAGCCACAGTACTCAGCTACCCAAACCACTTCGGTACGCCTTACCGCAACGAAGAGGATTTGCTTAGACATCTAATGTTTCCAGAGAGACCCCAAGACCTTGGGCGCCTCGCCGCATCAGCGGTTGGACTCGCACAAGCCGCACTCGGCTCAAGCGAACGGTTCCACGACCTATGTGAATACATATTCACTAAGCTCGTCAAGAAAAAAGGAATCAAACCAAAATGGACAGCACTCAAATGGATGATCAGAGCAGGCTACTACGGAACACTCGAGCAACTCAAAAGGACGGAATTCCCTTCCTATCTCGAACTACTTTCGCAGGGCATCACGCTGCAAACCAGATCGGAGAACGATCGCCAACGAATTTGGCCAACCACACACGGACCAAAAGGCAAGTTCTACTTTCTACAGGATATCTAAACTCAGTTTCAGATTTTTTCTGTCGTATGTTATTTATTACATTTCGAAAAAAAAAAAA